CCTCAAGCACGGCATCACCGCACGACACACGGTAATCCAGCGGTTCCACGTTCACGTTCGTACGCCCGTAGCTGCCGGTCTCACCGCGCTGCAGCAGGTCTTCCTTCANNNNCGCCGTGAACTGCTCTGCCTCCAGTACGGGGTGCTTCCAGTCACGCTGGAACCCTGCCGCCCGGTGGTTGAACATCATGCCGGCATAGGCCGTCACACCTTCCCCGGCTTTCAGTAGGGTCAGGTAGTGTATCTCGCTCACCACGCCGGAGTTCTCGTGCAGCGCATAGGCTTCCACCACGTTCATGCCCTCCCGCATTTCACTCAGCGCAACGGTGACGTTCTTCTGCTGGACACCGGAACCGGCTGACAGGCCAAGCGTATAGGGCTGCCCGCCGTTGATACGGTAGTAGATGTTCTTCTCGCCACTCGTTCCCTTAGCTGTAAATGGGATGTTCACGTCGTTCCGGTATCCCCCGTCAGCCAGTCCATTCCCAACCGAATAAGTGGTACTTAGTTCCATAGCCACCATCGTCACCCTGGCGGTAGCGGTTTTCATCAGCGTACCGCCATCATAACCGGCCTGCGCCTCCACCTGCACGGTGTAGGTCGTGGCATCCTTCAGGTAAGGCGACGCGTCAAAAGTATAGCTCTGACCGGCCGTAATGCCGACAAACTCCGCATCATGGAATTCAGAAAGGACCGTGGAGCCACGTTTTACGACCACCTTGGCCTTCAGGTCGCTGTAGCCACTCACCTCGCCGCCACCGGCCGTGCCCACGCCAACGGCATATCTCACCACGAAACCGGTACCCAACGACAAATACTGGGAAGCGGGCAAGGAGGAACCCGAAGCATCGGTCAGGTCTATATTCACCACCACCTTGTCATCGTCGCTATACTTGGAAAAGCGCACCTCCCTGTCGCTTTCCCCGCCTTCGCCATCCTTCTGCGTGACTGTCATCACGTACTGAGTGCCGTCCTCGCTGTCCGTCACGTCGATATTCGTCACGGTACCCACCAGCGAGGCGAACACCGCGCCGCTCGTGGGGGCTTTCGTCTCACCGGCGACCAGCTCCTCCGTAGGGGTGGCCTTGTCATCGATACTTTTGATATAGTTCTCCACCAACCGGCCGCTCACCGGAAGATTACCCGTGGACTCGTCACCGGACCAATCGGTCTTCTGCATATCCAGACCGTCCTCGTCATACACTTTTTTCGCCATATCGTTATTCTTTAAAAGTTATTTCATCCGTTTCCAGCCATCCGTTCGGCTCCAGGGTTTGTCACCGCGCCAAAAGCCCGCGCCGAAACAGCTCCGGATGGCTTGCCAAACCAGCCTGGCCCCTATATAGACCGTCGCCACCACCCGTTCGCCTACACGGATGGCCGTCACCTCTTTGTTTCCAACACTTATCATACCTATTCCTCCTCGTAAATCAGGTAAATGGTCTTGCCGTCCTTTTCCGGGAGACTCTCAAAGTCTTCCTCGGTCATCTCCTTATGTTTGTAACCTTGGGCTATCGCGTCCTCGGCCTTCTTCGCGGCCGCCTCCGCCTTTGCCGCCGATTCACCCGCGGTTTGGATAGCTTTCTTTGTCTCCTGGGTGGCCGCTTCCATTTTCGGGGCCAGTTCCTCCACCCTTTCGGCCGCCGCGATGGCCCTTGTCGCCGCGTCATCGGCCGATTTGGTGAGCAAATTGATAGGAACGCTCACCAGCTTGTCTCCTTTCTGTCCCGGTAGGGACTTTACCCCGCTCAGCGAGCCGACCGTCTCAAGGGATTCGACACTCTTCGATTCCGCCTTGATCGCCTCCAAAACCTGGGCGATATCCGATTCTGTCAGTGCCATGTCAAACCCCTCCCTCTATCAGTTCATAAACCTGGCCGTAACCGCCGGCCGTCAGGCTCTCGCCGCACACCTCCTTGATAAGCGTACCCTCCTCGGTGGTGATCTCAAGGATCCCACCGCCTTGGATGATACGCTGGCACAGGACGTAAGCCTTGAACTTCTCGTCACGCCCCACGGGCTTGTCCTTCCCGTAATTGAACAGGGCCTCCGCCACGGCGGTGGCGACGTTGTCACCGTCAAGCTCGTTCCCTTTGAACCCCCTGAATCTCCTGTTTAAGTCAACTTTCATATTCTTTGGTTTTAAATGTTTATTCTCCTGTATAGCCGACAATGATGCCGCCCCTCACGATAAGGCGGATCTTGTCAAGGTCGGGATTTTCCGACATGCCGCCACCCCAGTTCACTCCCTCGTTATACACGTATGTACCGTCGGAATTACGGCTCTTGATGTACCGGAACCCTTTCGACGCGCAAACATCACTTATCAATCCGTTACCGGTGTCCCTTACATCTACCGGACCGACAAAGAACCCGGCATAGGTCATACCGCTGGCCGGATAGGTCAAGGGGCCTGTCGACGCGTATATGGCGGCCCCGCCGGAGGTCGCCCCGACCGACTTCACGCCGAACCGCCCGTCGGTGGCGCCATTGAAGGCCACGTCCACGATCCCCTCCGTCGAGGAGCTCGAGACCCCCAGTTTCAAACTCCGGGAATCGTTACCGAAATAATCGCGGCTCTTCCAATACAAGCGGCCGGACTCGATGGTGAAGCCGCCTATCTTGCCTTTATCGGCCTTGACGGTCCCGCTGACGTTCGCGTTCCGGGTCTCGATGCTCCCGTCCGTGAGGACCTTGAAATAGCCGTTCGCCGTAACAAGCCCCTCCAGCTCGATCTGGTCGGCCCGGATGGTGACACCGGAAACAAGGTCCCCGAACTCGTCACGCTTGACATAGACCTTCAAATCCGCGCTCTTGACAAGACCGTTGTCGCTCACCCCTTGGGCGAACAGCTTGGAAAAATCAGCGGTCGTCACCAGGCCAGACTTGTTCTTCAGGCTTCCGTCAGCGTTGAAACGCTCGGATATGAGCCTGTTGTACTTCGATGTCGTAATGATGGATGACCCCTCCAGCACGTTACCGTCCTTGTCGAAATTCGCCGCCGCGATCTTGATCATCTTGTCCGACTGCTCGAAGAACGTGGCGTACTTATATGCCAAGGCATCCGTCCGGTCTGTCGAGAATACCAACAGGGACACTTGGATGACACCCGTGAACGACAGCTTGAAGTCACCCGTCCCGTTCCACAATCCGGAATGGTTGAGTACCTTTTCCCCGCCGACCGGCAAATCACCGTCGTAAGCGAACATATTGAAGTTCTCGAATCCCGCCTTATTCCCGTTCACGAACTCGATACGAAGATGGCCGGCTTCGATCACCTTGTAATGGAAGGACAGGTAGACATAGCCCGGAATGCGAAGCCCGTCCCCGTTCAACTCCTTGAAATCGGGGATCGTGCGGAAATCTCCGTTCTTCTGCATGATGTAGCTGTTCGTTATCCTGACGTAAGGAACCTTGCCGGTCTTTACGACCTCCACGTTGCCGTTCTCGCTCGATGACAACAGTTTGTTACCGGCAAGTATCCACTTGCCGCCGAAAGTCAGGAACGCGGCCTTGTACCCGCTTATCCATTTACTCATCCCCTCGGTAAACGTGGTGTTATCGAAAAAGCTCTGCTCCTCCCTCACCTCGTCGCGCAGACCCTCCACGGCTGATTGTATCTTACCCTCCGTAATTTCAAATTTCGTCAGGATATCCTCGCCGGTCATGAGGACGAACGTACCTTTCAAATATACGTTGTCGCCATAGAGACCGTTCCCGTGTGGTTGGCTATTCGCCGGGAAAGCGCAGTCCTTGATACCGTCGAGATTACCCACCCGGCAGCGCAAACAGCCGTTGAAGTTTTTCGCGTTCACACCATCCAGTATATCAACACGTGGCTGCCCGTCCTCCGTAGCCGCTATGCTGATCAGGTTCTGGCGCAGCGGGTTTTCCGTATTACCCATCAGGACGCACTCATCACCCGCCTTCGGTTCCGTTCCGCCAAACTCCCTCTGGGGTACCGTTATCCCTTCCGCATCGCCTTCCGACACTTCCACCCAGTACCCCCTAATCTCCGCCCCCGTAAAAACGGCACAGCGCATCAGATCATGCGCCACGAACGTGTTCTCCTGCTCAAAGGTGATGCGGTAATTGTTGCCCTCCTTGGTCACGGTCTTGATCTTACCGTTGGCGGCGGAAACAACCAGCTGGCCCCCCACGCTACGCACCTTCTCGATCAGCAGTTCCATAGCGACCAGCGTCTGCCGGATGGTCGCCTTGTCTATCGTAAGATTACTCAGCCCCGTTATTTTATCTATCCATAGCTGCCAGCCCTCGCCGAACATACCGTCCACGAAACGGGTACTGCGGAGCAGTTCACGGATGACCGCCGTCAGAAACTCGGCGTTCCCGTCGCCGTCAACATTGCCCCCGGATTCACCGGCTTTGTAATCCCCAAAATAAGTCCCTTTCAGGAAACCGATCACCTCGGCCGCGGTATCCCGATGACGTTTGCTCAGGAACTCCCTCTGGCTTCTTTTCGCCGAGAAAAGGTTGTTGTCCGTGGGCAGCGTATTATCGAAGCTCCGGATAATATCGGGAAGCCCGGAACTTTCGGCCTTGGCTTTCGTATAGCTTTTTAGTTCCCCTATGCTGTCGTTTACCCTGTCGAATTTCGATACCTGCAGGGCGTCGCTGATCTCCAGGTCCATCTCCCCGGGAAGGTTCACCTTACGCGTGATCTTCGTAATGCGGCTCCTGCGGTAACCGTCTTTCGGGAAATACTCGGCACTCTCCAATTTTACGCGCCGGCCGACAAACAGATCGGCCTCCTGCCGCTCGATCCACACATGGTCGGTCGGAGCCTTGTAAGCTGCGATATCCAGCCAGTGGTCCTTGTTGTATTCGTCCACCGCAGCCGCAAATTCCTCCTCTGCCAGCCGGTAATACTTATCCGGCATCCGGATGTTCCAAAGGACATAGGTGTCCCCGGCCTTCGGGACGAGCTTGCCGCCCGGAAGCTGCGTATCATCACCGTAAGGCCAGATCGTGATGATCTCAAACTCACGGGTGGCGCTATCGAAGTTCACCTCGAAATAATGGTCGTCCCCCTCTCCCAGCCCGGAAAGGTCGCCGCTCTGAAAGGAGACGCGTTTCGTCTCACCGGCCAGCTCATAATCGTTCGGATCGAAATCCATCCCGCCGTCCTTGAAGTAATAGACGGTAAAGGCCTTACCCTCCTCGTCCGTCACCTCCTCACTGCGGACACTGCTTACCGTACCCACCCGCCGGGGATAGATACCGCTGAAGGCGGCCTGTTCGTAGTGGTCATAGATACCGTACTCGTCCACGCCCACCTCCACGTACTTCTTTTTTCCGGGGAGCATCAGGCGGGGGCTGCCGTACTTCTCGGCGTCGATGTTCCGGCTGCTGCCGATCGGGAAAAGGCGCGTGTAGAACTTCGCCGTATTGCTCGTATCCCGCTCCAGGGAGGTCAGCCCCTTGCCGTATCCCAACGTGATCTCCTCGCCGTGTTCGCAACGGCACACGTTCACCGTCTGCCCCTCGACCCACCACTCGGCCTTGCCTCCCACCTTGCCGGCGATCTCCTTCAAAGCCTGGTCGCAGTACATGCCCTCATAGTCGATCACGATAAGATCGGTACCATCCACCTGCCCCACCTTCCAGTCGGTAATGTTACCCATGCCGTCGTTGATGGCCTTCACTACCATCGCGACATGGTCACGGGGCGTGGCCGTCAATGTAAACAGGGGATTGGTGTCGCCGTCCGTTGTCTCCAGCACAAGAAAACGCCTGATCAGGCTCTCGATACCGTACAGCTTCAGGTTATACTCCCACTCGCTACCGCTTTTCTCTTTCGGGGTGTACCGCTCCGTCAGCCAGTACCGCTCGCCCATGTAGTCCGTGAAGTCGCCTACATCAAGAGGGATATGGGCATAATGCGTGAAGGAGAGCGCCAGCACGTTGTCGCCCTGCACCTCCTTGCTCTGCGTCGAACTGTCACTTGCGGCCACATCCGCACGCTTGGCCCCGGCTTTATCGTATATCGTTAAAAGCATATTCGAATCGTCTTTGAATGGTTATATAATCGGTACCGGTTCGCGGAACTTCACCTTGAATTTCCCGGCGTGGACCCCTTCCTTCCACAAATAGGTCAGCGGGGTGAACTTCG